TTCTTCTTTAGTAAATTCTCTGTCAAGACTATTGAACATGACAGGGGTAGGAAATAATAATTCAAAGTTTGGTTCATTCATAGTTAGCTTGTATGTCCTTAATTAAGTCGTTAAAACTTAACTCATCTTTATCTTTAGCAAACTCAATACTAAATAAGTAGCGTGTCGTTTCAAAATTATACACCGTATGAGGCACTTGCGTATTAAATAAATAATAAGTATTAGGCTTGTATTTTAGCTCTTCTATATTAAATACTAATTGATCTGGATCAAACTTAAACGCACAAAAGCTTCTTATATTAGGCGTTAACAACATATTAATACCTACTCCCCGTCTTGTATCTATATGCCAATCGTAGCAAGTATATGGGTCTAGTCTGAGTATGCCAGCGATTAAGTTATAGCGTGGTAATAACCATTTAAAAAAGTCATCTTCTACTAATATCTCTTGAGGTACTAGCTTGGCATCGAAGTTATAATACTTTATCCATTCACTCGGCGTTATAGCAAAGTCAAATAGCTGATCTTTAATAGTAGACTTACGACCAATCTCATAATAGGGTTTCATTAACAATCTCCATAACTAACTCCATGATGAGCCTCACACGCCACAGGTAATCCTTTTGCCCATTCTGGAGGGGTTGACATAACATCTATAATAAACTTCATCGCATCATCGATCTCTGCTTCAGGCACAACACACACCACCGCATCATGAACCGTGAGAGCTGGTCGATACTTCTCATTAATTTTTAACATCTGCTCACCTACAATAATCCTAGCCAATGCCTGCACTACGTTTTCCACAACTGACCCACCCCATATCGAGACAAATCCTCGTCGTGATTTATAAATATATTTAGATTTAGCTTCTGAAGTATCCCATGTAAGACCCGGATATTGTATATATAACTCGTTAGGCAGTTTAATACCACGTTCTGAAACAAGTAGTGCCTCATGATTACCTAGATAGTAAGGCTTCATATTATCTTTCCACCCTGCCATACTACGCAAGGCATCATCTGATTCACGCCATAAGTCAATCACTTTATTATTAACTTCACGATAAACTCTTACTAATCGCTGACACTCATCATCACTTAATACTGCTCCTGGCGGACTTGTCTTTAATGTATGTTGTAGCTTCGCCCACCCTGTGCCATATCCTAAACCAAGCGTGCAAGTCTTACCTACAAAGCGTTCTGTTGCATCTTTCTTTGAGATAGGTCGATCATATACTTTACTTGCAAACTCTGAATAAACATCTCGACCCTCTTCATACCATTTAACAACATCATTTTGTCCTGCTAACCATACTAAAACACGGGCTTCGATCTGTGAAGAATCACAATTAATGACTCGGTATCCATCAGGTGCGATGACTGCATTCTTGAGTGCTTTCTTTTTCTTATCTCGTGAGGGTAGATTTTGGAAGTTCACCTTATCTGATCCCGCCCATCGTCCTGTATGAGCTCCGTAATATTTAAGTGGGATAGGTAGTTTGCCTTTATTGCGTGAGCCTATTTGTATGAAGCGTTCTATACGAGATTCTTCTATCGTAGACTTCGTGCCTAGCCTTACACTACAAAGTTCTTGAACAAAAGAATCCTCATGTTCTGTCAAAGCAATAAAGCCCTCGTCGTTTTTTGCGAGGGCAAAGGTAGGGTTGCCCGTTGCGGGACTTGTTTTCATAGGCACACTAATGCCAAGTTCTGTTAAGAGTTCTGCAAATTGTTTATTAGCAGCGAGTTTGGCTCTTACACATTCCTCTGTATCACACTCTAATCGTTTCATTAAACCCTGTAATAACTCTGATTTCTCATGTCTTACTTCTTCTAACCTAGCTTGAAGCAACGCATCATCAACCTCGAGTAGAGGCTCAGTATACATACGCAAGGTTAGATCAATTAATTTAAGTTCATTGACAGGGAAATCTTTAGATAATACATTCCATAATTTATAAGTAAGTTCGACGTCATTAATACAATACTCACCATACCGACGAAGTTCTTCAACACTAAAATCTTCTAATCTTTTACCTTTAGCATCGACTACTTCTGTTCCTTTAGCACCAAGTTCATAGCGTTCGACTAAGGTAGCGAGACTACCACCTGCATCAACACCATGTATAGCCCGTGCCATAGAAAGCGTATCCAAGTAGATATGAGGAATGATATTAAAAGTGAATGAAAGAATACCTCCGTCAAACTGCGTGTTGTGACATAAGAGGATAGATTCTTTCCAATTAATTTGATCAAGCTCTTGTTTGATTGCATTATGAGTTCCTGAAATCCATCGAGTAATATCGTCATTGATTTTTATACCAACCCCGATAACTTGAAAGCGTGGGTCTCTAATATATTCTTCGGTTGTTAAACCTGAAAGTGAAAAACCTACATCGTAGTAGGTCTCAAAGTCTAGTGTGACTAATTGCATAGGATTCCTATGTTTGTTTAATTGGTGGGCTACTCGCGGTTAATATAAATGCAAAAATACCATCACGAATTTAAACATATAAAAAGTGCTTTCGCCCATATTCTTTATAGTATCGACAATAATATCAGAGCTACAATGAATATACAAGCCATGATTCTTTGTGCTCTAGCTTCTCTCTTGTCTGTATCATCGTGCCTATATGTTCCACCCCATGCTTCTCTTGCTGATCGTGGAGTAGGTGTATCTATACTATCAGGTTGAAAAAATCTCCACCCTTTTTTTGCGTTCTTTGCAAATTTCTTTCGTTGCCATGCTTCAAATTCTTTAATTGCTAATCTTGCACTTGGACTAAAATTATTTAAATTTGCGTTTTGCACAAGTTTTCTCCTTAAAGTTTTATTATTTTGCATATTTCTCAAATTCATTTCGGCATTCAATCGAACACCATCGTCGGTCATCTTTGACAGGGTCTTCACACCATATACACTTCCCTGTCTGATTAGAAGGTTTTTTGATTTTGTCATGAGCGTTCCTTATTCCCACGTCTACTGCGTGTTGTGCTAAATCGTTGGCTATATCTGCTTCATCACCCATCATACGTTATATTTCATACCTGTTCTTTTTGCATTGTTTTCCGAAGCATATTTAAAGTATCTAGCCCAATTACTTTTTGAACCACTTGGTAATGGATCAGGTAGTTTAATTAAACCTTTTCTACCAAGTTCTCTTACACGAGTTGGATTGCCTGCTGATTCATTTATAATTTTATTTCGTGTTGCGTTTGGAAATTTTTCCATATAAGCATTGACTAAAGCAATTATTTGCTCATCTGTTTTTCTTTTATAATCGCCTATCATTATATTAAACACTCTCCTACCATGTTAAAAAGTTCTTGTTGAATTTGTGTTGCTGTTGGTTGAAGCTCTTTATCTAGTTTCACTACCTTAACATGAGGATTGTTTTCTGTAAACCACTTTGCCTCCTTGACAGACCAACGATGTTTGCGTATAACCTCACCCTCATCGTCCATTACTGCATAACTAAACGGAATCATTCTACTTCCTTCCACCAATAACTACTTGCACCTCTACGTTTATAAAATTTGTCATACCATCTTTTGTTTCTATCAGACGTGCGTTTTTTTATATAACGCTTGCGCCCTGCAAACAACCGAGTTACTTCATATACAATCATGGCACTAAAGTCTTTTGCTCAAAGCATTCAAGGTGTGACTTCACAAACATATTAGTTCTAACTTCTTCGTAGAGTTCACCTTGCACACATTTAAGATTCATTTTGTATTTCTTTTGAACGTGTATGGATTGCATCACTGCCCAAGTTAAACAACAACCTATAATAAATCCTACTATTGCAAACCCTGTGCCTTCATATTTGTTATTCATCATACTCTCCTATATTGTCTGTATATTCTACACATTTTTTTACCTTGTGCAATATTGACTAAATTACATCTTGTGATAGGTTTATCTTTTGCAATTAAGTATTGCTCACCCGCCAACTGAACGCCACCTTGCACGGCTATGTTAGTTGCAATCTCTGCACACCCAATATTAAAGACCATTGAAAGCATCAGTAAGACGTTTCGTAGAATCACGATAGCTTTTTACTCCTGTAATTTTTTCGGCTTGTTCTTCGTTTTTATATAAGGGCGTGATAGTGATGTAATGTTTCTTGGTAGGTAAGTCTCGTATCCAAGAAAGTTCTTTGGGTCTAAATTGTGTAATCGATGACCATACAAGCTGACCATTTATATCAAATTCTTCTGTCGCCCATGCGTATGGTTGTTTAAGGGTTTCTTGCATATTTTTCATTGCCTTGTTTATAAAATATTAAGTTCGACCATCTCACTACAGGTCTTAAATTATACCACGACTTTGGTTTCTTAATTGTGGTATCGTGAAAATTTGTTGCTCCATAACTATAATCAACTTCTAATCTATGTAATACTTTGTATGCTATGTCTTTATACTCCTGACGGATTACCTGAGGTGGCTTAACAAAACCATACCAACTAAATTGAGCAGGACGTTTCATTTCATAACATACATTCTTATGATCAAAATCTGCACGACGCATCAATACATATCCTACTGCGATCTGTGCTTGATAGGGCTCATGAGCGGACTCCATGTAAATGGTTGTGGCTAGGCATAACAATGCTTGGTCTAGCATAATGACCTCCTTGTTTAAGGGATTAAATTAAGATTGTGTTTCCTCGATATGAGAGATGAGATGGTTCAAATACCAACGGGCTTTTCTTAAATCTTCAAGACCATTTTTATTGTTCCAACGCCACATATACTTGATAATGTTGCCTGTGTCTGTGGCTTCAATACCTCGTAGAAATTTTGTAGCTTCTGCGATTGCATCAATGCACTCTATTGAACCTTGAGTGTAATGCGATGGGTGATTTACGTTATCTTTTACTTCTTGTTTCTTTGCAAACTTGACAGGTTTGCCTTTATATTTATTAAGAATAGTTCTTAATGCCGTCATACTATCTCCTTTACTAGAGCTAATAGTGCCTCTATATTACCCTCATTTACTATGATTGCCAAGCCTCCGTTGCGTTTTATGTCATCGATGTTGCGTAATTGCAACAAAGTAGGCTTACCCTCACCTGCCTTACATTCAATACCTATGAATTTTCCTTTGTAACAAGC